CAAAATTCAATGGTTATTATGTTTCAAAGGATGGGAAAGTTTGGACAGAATTTAATAGATGGACTCAAAAAATGAAATCTCCTATATAATTTGAAAAATGAAATCCCTTAGATGAAAAAAAATTCCCCAGAAAATTTTAGACCCCTACAAGTCGATCCAATAAACGGCGACTATTATGTTATAATACCAGAGTGGATTGTAAATGATCTTTCATGGTATGAAGATACACAAATAGAATTCACAATCGATGGTAAAGATATTATACTCTCAGAAAAAGAAGATGACTGAAACACTCTATCACATATACTTAAAAGATAAATGCATCTATCATTCACTTACAGAAGATGAATTTAATCTAACCTGGAGAATGATTTCAGAATTTCTTTCAATTACAGATGACTCTAAGAAAAACGACCTTTCTTATGAGCAAGTAGTTCGTTCAAAAGAACTTGTATTAAATTCATCTCATTGACAATTCACTATATACTTGGTATGATACTGAAGTAAAAATCATTCAATTATGGCTAAAGGATTTACTGTAAAAGCAAAGGCACCAATAGCAAATTCAAGTGCTCCAGAATGGGACTACGAATTGGCAAAAGAGATGGTAAAGGGAAAATCCATTGTCTTTTGTTTACCAGGAAGAGGAGTCTCATATGCATATCTAAAAAACTTTGTACAACTTTGCTTTGACTTAGTACAAGCAGGGGCGAGCATTCAAATCTCGCAAGACTATTCATCCATGGTAAATTTTGCAAGATGCAAATGTTTAGGTGCGAATGTACTGCGAGGACCTGATCAACTTCCCTGGGATGGAAAATTACATTATGATTGGCAGTTGTGGATTGATTCTGACATTATCTTCAACACAGAAAAATTCTGGCAGTTGATTTTAATGGACAAAGATATTGCAAGTGGTTGGTATTGTACCGAAGATGGTCATACAACTTCGGTGGCTCACTGGATGGAAGAAGAAGATTTTAGAAGTAATGGTGGAGTCATGAATCATGAAACTCTCGAAAGTATTTCAAAGCGTCGGAAACCATTCACAGTTGATTATGCTGGATTTGGATGGTTAATGATCAAGAAGGGAGTCTTTGAACATCCAGAAATGAAGTATCCTTGGTTCGCTCCAAAGATGCAAATTTTTGAATCTGGAGAAGTTCAAGACATGTGTGGCGAAGATGTGTCATTCTGTCTAGATGCAAAAGAAGCAGGATTTGAAATCTGGTGCGATCCTCGTATCAGAGTTGGTCACGAAAAAACAAGAGTCATTTGATTTTATGACAAGTAATCACGAAAAGTATAATATCTACTGCAATGGTCGCAAAATTTATTCCGATCTTTCAGAGGAAGACTATTTGGATGTGATGCAAGATTTAGCAGAGGAGTTCTATGAAAAAGGAACTCCCGCGCCTCATGAAATACACACTGAAATTATTAAGGAGAATTAAGTCTTATGGCAACGAAAGCAAAAGGTGGTTTGAACAAGAATAGTTCTTATATTCCAGGTCCACCGAAGAAATCTCGTCAGGGAGATGGTATGGGTACTAAATACGCCGCATCTTCTCGCAATGGGGCACGTAAGAAGTATAGGGGTCAAGGTAAAGGATGAAAAACCTTCTCTTCATCTCAGAAGATAAGGAAAAATCTTTAATTCAGGAGATGACCTACAAGTTAAAAATGTCTGAAATTGATATTCATCCATCAAAAACTTGTTTTTTAATGGTTTCTCCTGATTATTCTGCAGTTGTAACTCAACATCTCTCCCATTCATTAACAATGGATCGGGAGATTTTTCATATTGAATCAGTTAATGTACCATTTCCTGACGAAAGTATCAAAGAATATGCACAAGAGTTTAAAGATAATTACCAAAAATGGTCAAAAAGGTGGAATAATTTTGTATTGATTGAATCCGGAGTAATCCGTGGTGGTAATTACACTTGGATTACTGAGTTGATGAATAATGATTATTACACAGTAGCACTCTGTGAAAATATTCATAGTCGTTTTAAGAGTGATTTTGTATCATTATATTATGACGATACTCAAGAAGACCTTCATTTTTGGTGGGAGCAACCAAATAATCACTGGAAATAAATAAATTTTTACTAAAAACTGAATTGGAACAATATTCAATGGGTAAACACCTACTCCTAGAGGTGTATGATGTTGATTTTGAAGCGATTAATGATGTAGAATCGCTTCAAAATGCAATGATCAAAGGTATAAATCGTGCAAAGATGACGATTTTGAATACTTTTTCCCATTGTTTTATTCCTCAAGGATGTACAATAGTCATTGCACTCGCAGAAAGTCATGTTTCTTGTCATACATGGCCAGAAAACGGGTGTCTTGCCATAGATGTTTACACATGTGGTGAAGGAAACCCAAAATTAATTGCACTTGAACTTTTAAAGTACTTAAATTCGGACAATTACGCTATCAGAGAAATAAATCGTTAAATAATAGTAAGGAGATAGCAACCTCCTTCCAAAAAAGTTCTGTTTTTACAAAAAAACAGGAGCTAAAATGTCCAATTTACCCGTTGATAGAGACCAAAATTACATGTATCAGATGTGGGGAACCACTTCTCTTACCTCTGACTACAATAGTTTAGATCAAAAATCAAAAGTGATTCAAGAAATCATGCATGATGATGTACCTAAAAATCAACATCACTTGAAGGAACAATCTGAACTGCATCAAAAAATTAGAAATTCCAATGATTATGATGATTGGGAATATGGAACCGAACCTAATTATGGAATTTCTTGGAAATAAGCATAAATAGCAATAAGAAAAAATCTTTGCTAAATGGCAGTCAATCCAATTACAAGAGTATCTAGAACATTTAAAGATATTAGTTTATCTTTTGAGCCTCATCCTGTAACTAAAGATTTGCCTATATTGAAAAATGAGCGGGCTATATCCCGCTCAGTAAGAAATATTGTTGAAACTATACCAACTGAAAGATTTTTTAATCCAGATTTTGGTTCTGATGTAAGATCTAGTCTTTTTGAAAATATTGATTATGCTGTATTAGGAATACTTGAAGAACAAATTAGAACTTCAATAATTGAAAATGAACCAAGAGTTGATGATGTTAAAGTTGCAGTTAATTCAGATTTAGATTCTAATTCTTTTGAAATAAGTATTATTTACGATATTATAGGGCAAGAAGCATCAACACAAGAATTTACGTTTATTTTAGAGGCAACGAGATAAAATGCCTTTTACTCAATTTACAAATTTAGACTTTGACCAAATAAAAACGTCAATAAAAGACTACCTTAGAGCAAATTCAGACTTTACTGATTTTGACTTTGAAGGTTCTAATTTTTCCGTTTTAATTGATACCCTAGCCTACAATACCTACATAAGTGCTTTTAATACAAATTTACTAGCAAATGAGGTATTTTTAGATTCCGCAACTCTAAGAGAAAACGTAGTTTCTCTTGCTAGAAATATTGGTTATGTACCAAGATCAAGAAAATGTTCTAAAGCAGTAGTGTCCTTTGAAATTCAAACTAATTCAGACACTCCAACTTTAACATTAAAACCCGAATTGGTTTGTGTAGGAACTACTAATGATAGTTCTTACATTTTTTCGATTCCAGAAGAAATTACAGCACCAGTAAAAAATAATAAAGCATCATTTTCCAATATAACGATATATCAAGGAAGGTACTTAAGAAGTACATTTATCGTGAATATGTCTTTAGATCAAAGATTTATATTACCCAACTCATTTATAGATACTAGTACAATAAATGTTTATGTAAAAAGTCCTAGTGATGTTGGACTTGGCAAAAAATATTCTTTAGTAGATAATATTATTACAATTGATGAAAACTCTGAGATCTTTTTAATTCAAGAAGTCAAAGACGAAAAGTATGAAATACTATTTGGTGATAACAGATTTGGTAAAAAATTAGAGAACGGATCTATTATTACTGTAGATTATATTGTGACCGATGGAAGAGAAGGTAATGGTGCATCTAGTTTTTCGTTTGCAGGATCAATTATAGATTCCAACGATAATTTTATAGCACCATCAAATACCATCACAATTAGTACTGTTGAACCTGCTAAAAATGGTTCAGACATAGAAACAATTGATTCTGTAAAATATTTTGCTCCAAGACTTTACTCTTCACAGTATAGAGCTGTAACAGCAGCGGACTATGAAGCGATTATAAAAACTTTAATATATCCAAATGCAGAAGTAGTTACCGTTATTGGTGGAGAAGAATTAAATCCACCAGAATTTGGTTCTATTACCATATCAATTAAACCAAAAAATGGTTTATACATTTCAGAATTTGACAAAACTAATATATTAACAAAATTAAAAAATTATTCTATTACAGGTATTAATCAAAAAATAGTTGATATTAGAGTACTATATGTTGAATTAGATTCATCAATTTACTATAATTCTTCAAGATCTCAAGGACCAGAAGTTGTAAAAACAAAAGTAATTAATTCTTTGAACAAGTATTCAAATTCATTAGATTTAAATAAATTTGGTGGAAGATTTAAGTATAGTAAATTGTTGACTGTAATTGACGATTCTGATGTATCAATAACATCAAATATTACAAAAATTACAATTAGAAGAAACCTGAATGTTTTATTAAATCAATTTGCAGAATATGAACTTTGCTATGGTAATAAATTTCATGTCAGAAAAGAAGGCGCTAATATAAAATCTACAGGATTTAAAATTTCTACCGAAAATGAATATTTGTATTTTACAGATATTCCAGATGATAATTTAAAAGGTGGAACTTTAGCTGCAATAAAATTATCATCTAATCCGGCAGCAGCACCAACTGTTGTAATTAAATCTGCAGGTAGAGTTGATTATGAAACTGGTGAAATAAGACTTAATAATCTGAAAATTACTGAAACACAACTTCCTAATAGTGTTGTAGAAATTCAAGCTTATCCAGAATCGAATGATATCATTGCCCTTAAAGATCTTTATCTTTCTTTAGATCTTACAAAAAGTAAAATAAATATGATTAGAGATGTTATATCTTCTGGCGAAAATTCATCAGGAATTCTATTTTCCACTAATGAATATTATAGATCAAGTTATTCAAATGGTAGTCTAATAAGAGAGTTATGATACAGACAGGGTTTGAAAATAAAGTAAAAATTCAGGAAATAATTGACAATCAAGTTCCAGAATTTATATTAGAAGAAAATCCAAAATTTGTTGATTTTCTTAGACAGTATTATATTTCTCAAGAATATCAAAGTGGAAGTATTGATATTTCTGATAATATAGATCAGTATTTAAAATTAGATAATTTAACCCCAGATGTAATAAAGGGATCTACTACATTAACGGAAGATTTATCAATAGATGGTACTGTAATTAGTGTTGAGAGCACTAAAGGATTTCCAAATTCTTACGGACTGATAGAAATTGATAATGAAATTATTACATATAAAGAAAAAACAAATACAACTTTTAATGGGTGCATAAGAGGATTTAGTGGAATTAAGCAATATGCTTCAGAATTAGTTTTTAATTCTACTCAAGCAAATCAGCACTTAGATGGAACTGATGTAACTAATTTAAGTGTTTTATTTTTACAAGAAT